AAACCTATGACTGAAGAACAGAAACAAGCAGCTTCAGAAAGACTTGCAAAAGCAAGAGAAGCAAAAGGGCCTGCACAGTATAAGAATATACATCCAGATGTTGTTGCATTACCAGATGAACATTATCTGTCTTTGAAGAATGTAAGGAAATGGATAAAGACACAAAAAGACCTTGCAAGAAGTTACAAAAGAGATGCGAGTAGAAAAGTGCCTGGAGCAATATCTAAAGCATCTAGTGCAGAAGCATACGTAAGACAAATGAATCATTATATACAGTATGGTGATTGGGCTAGTGATTTTTATGGTGAATATGAAGAAAAGAGGGTAACATGGATGACGATAACATAAAACAATCTAAAGTAATAAAGGGGCCATGGAAACAACAATCTAAGAAAAAGGTTAAAATTCCAGAAAACCCAATAACAACTCAACTACAAGAAGATTTTTTATTTGCAGAAGATTTGACTGAACATCTTATGGTACAACTAATACATACAATGGGTGAGAATGGTTTCGATTTAAAAGACGAAAGGTTTACTCGTGATATTGGATTTATAAGTGAATGTTGTAAAAGTGTAATCTTCAGAGATATAGGACTTAAACACCCCCTTGAAGCTGTAATGAAAAAATTTATGACAAAAACAGAAGGTAATTTTATCAAATATACAAAAGAAGAATTATTTGAAATGTTAGGAAAAGATGATGGCAAAAAATAAATCACCATTTGGTGGAAGAAAATCAATGGTAGCAACTCATGTAAAAAATACTACTGCGTTTGCTGGTGATGACCAATTTAAATTGACTTGGAGGCAAAACTTTAGCCCAACAATACTAGAGTCAAAAGTACCACAAAGATTTATTAACATCATTAATGATATTGGTGATAAAGTTTTAAAAGATGATGGATTGTCTAAGAAGTGGGATTTTTCAAACAGTCTTGTTGGTAAAGTATCTAAAGAAGTTGCGATACCAATGTACGACAAAGAAGATTCTTCATATTCTCTATCTGTACTTAAAACATACTGTAGAGAATATTTAACACAAATGAAAGACTGGAATAGGTCATACGAATGGAACAAAGCATCTAAGGGTGCAATACCACAAACAGAGAATATCAATATTGCTCAGAGTTGGATTGTAAGTCAATATAAAAATGAATACAACCCATGGCATAAACATAGTGGACATTTCTCTGGTGTGATATATCTAAAAATACCAGATGGTATGGAGAACCATTTTAATGAAGAAACGAAAGACCATTATCCAGCAAGTGGATTAATTGAGTTTTCATATGGTGAAGCTCAAGATATGAGGAGTGATACTCTTATGGTAAAACCAGAAGTAGGAATGATATTATTATTTCCTTCTTACTTGAAACATACCGTATATCCATTTTATTGTGATGGTGAAAGACGAAGTATGAGTTTTAATGCATATTGGCAAGCACCTAAAAAGGAAAACAAGTGATAATAATTGATATGAATCAAATCTCATTAGCAAGTCTGATGATGCATTTGAATATGACTAAAGAAAAAACAGTTGATGAGAATATGGTAAGACATATGATTCTTAACTCAATTCGTTTATATAGGAATATGTTTAAAGATAAGTATGGTGAGGTAATACTAACTTATGATTCAAGACATTATTGGAGAAGAGATTTCTTTCCACAATATAAACAAAATCGTAAGAAAGCCAGAGAGAAGGATTCAAAAGATTGGGATAATATCTTTGGTGTTCTAAACAAGATTAAAGCAGAGTTCAAAGAAAACTTACCATACAAATACCTAGAGGTATATGGTGCAGAGGCTGATGATATTATTGGAACACTATGTAAACAAGGAAGTGAATCAACTATGATTGTGTCTGGTGATAAAGACTTCATACAGTTACACAAATATGAGAACGTAAAACAATACAGCCCTATTCTAAAGAAGTATGTAAACGGACATGACCCAGATACCTATATAAGAACACATATACTAAAAGGTGATACAAGTGATGGAGTTCCAAATGTATTGTCACCAGACATTACATTTACAGAGGGATTACGTCAAAAACCTTTAGGGAAGAAAAAGATAGAAACTTGGTTACAATCTATGGATAGTATGCCAACTGAAACGAAAAGAAATTATCAAAGAAATGAGAAGTTAATTAACTTAGATAAAATACCACAAGAACTAGAAGAACAAATTTTATCTGAGATAGATACAGCTCCTCATGGAGATAGAAGTAAACTACTTAATTATTTTATAGAAAATAGATTAAAAGAACTAACTGAATCGATAGGAGATTTTTAAAATGAGTGGAACATTATTATTATCAGAGATACTTGATAAAGTACACAAGGCAAAGACAAAAACACAAAAGGTAAACATACTGAGAGAGCATAATACAGATGCACTTCGTATGTTGATTAAAGCATCTTTTGACCCAAATATTCAATGGGTATTACCAGAAGGTGAAGTACCCTTTAAAAGAAACGAAGCACCAGCAGGAACAGAACATGCAGTTCTAGCATATGAGTGTAGGAAGTTATACAGATTTATTAAAAGTGGAAACGATAAGACTCCACAATACAAGAAGGAACAGATGTTCATACAGATGTTAGAAGCGTTACACGAAAGTGAAGCTGATTTACTTCTTGCAGCCAAAGACAAAAAACTGCATCAGGCATACAAAGGTCTTTCAGAACCAGTTGTCAAAGAAGCATTTGGTTGGACAGACGAATACAAACTTCCAGAAGTCCCAGTATATCCACAAGGAAGTAAATCTGCAAGTGGAATAGCTGATTAATGCCAAAAGATTGTTTTGGAAATTACTCACACAACCCAATTGAAATTAATTGGTCAAAGGTAGAGTGTTCTGGAACAGACGACTCACACCCAAAAGTATATTATAGACTCAAGGTGGGAGAAACCAAGTCATGTGGATATTGTAATCGCACATGGAAACGTATTAAATTAATTTAACTTAACAAGGAGAAACTAAGATGAAATTTTTCGTAATAATTCTAGCAACACTATTTTTGTTTATTGGTTGCAAGAAAACTTCAGCTGCTGACAGCAATTGGACTAAATCAGAACATAACTTTACTGTACAAGCAGGAGATTGGGGCATTAATATAAGAAACCAATTTCGTTCTGATTACGACCATATAGAACCCTCATACCAACTTGGAAATAAATGGTATGGAATTAAGGTAGCATTTAGAATAGCTGAAGAAAATGGTGCAAGAGAATACCGTCCTAAAGTAGACCATCAATTAATTAGTTGGACTCCAAAAGATGTGGTAAGAGATGATGGTACTGTATTAAGATATAAAAACTTTTGGTTATTCTCTCTTGGTCATAGAATTGAGTTTAGAAATTATGAAAAAGAATCAACCAATGACTATTGGCGTTATCGTCTAATTGGTAAAACTTCTGTTGATTTAAACGATAGATTTGGTCTTTGGGGTAAAGTACAACCTCGTTGGAATCTTGGTAATGGACAAGAAAATGATATTACAATTGACAGTATTAAGAATCAAGCTGGTGTAAAAATCAATCTTGAAAATGATGTGAGTTTCAGTCCCTATATTGAAGTCATATCAAGTCATGATTTGAAACAAGAATCTGCAATGTTTGGAACTAGTTTAAAGCTATCATTCTAAATGAAAGATAAAATTAAAAAATTACAAAAAAAGGTGATAAAGATGGAGTTAAGCAATCCTATATTAACTGTTCTTGTAGGACTTATTGTATTCTATATTGGATTAAAGATGTTTTCTGGTGGTATGAAATCAATGGGTAATATGGAACATTTATCGTGGTTTACTGCAAATCCTATGTATATGTTCTTTGGTGGTATTGTCATGACAATATTATGGCAATCGTCTAGTTTATCCACAACTGCAATCATAGCATTAGTTGCTTCTGGTGCAATACCCTTACCAGCTGCAATTGCGTGTGTATTGGGTGCGAACATAGGAACAACTGGTACAATATGGTTAGCAGGTTTTCTGGTGTCAGATGGTGTGCCCAAAGGTGACACACTAAGGATTGCGATTGCACATACTGGAGTTAATCTATTTATGGCTGCAACTCTATTGCCTTGGGTTCATCATATTGGTAGATTTTTATCACGATTTTAACTATTGACAAACGTACTTTTTTAGTGTACAATAGTTATATTGATTCGAAAACAACAAGAGGTTAAATTATGATTATATTTTTTATAGGTTTATGTACAACAATCTTAGGAGTTGCTGGTATAGAGGGAAGTTTACCACTATGGCAAGGATTTCTAATTGGTATGAGTGGAATTATTATAATGTTTGGTGGCGTCATTAAGATGAGCTATCAAGGTTCAGAGTACATAGATTAAGAGTTTGGTTCGCATGACACACCTCTCATCTCATCATCATAGTCATGCGAATCACTATCTAGGCGATTCGGTACTTACCATTTTGTTATTAAATATGTGATGAGGTAAGTCATTGTTTTTACTAGGTATTTTAAGGGGAGTTGACAAACTCCCCTTTTTTTGTTATAATAAGGTATATTAAATGAGAGGAAATAAAATATGAAAAAAGTAACAAAACAATTTACAAACATTCAAGACGGTATTAAAAACCTAATCAAGGCTGCAAATGCAGATTATTGTGATAGGACTAGTTATGAAGGTTCTAAGGAAAAATCAGAAGTAAGAATAAGAATGGAAGAAGCGTTTGTAAAAGGTTGGACGATTGAGGTTGGTAGAGTTTACACTTCGATTTATAAAACATTAGGTAGTCAAAAGTCAATCTGGGGTGGCGTAGTAAATGATAAACATAAGAAGTTTAAAAAAGGTGACATCTTAATGGCAAATGGATATAAAAGTTTTGCTCAAAACAAAGCCAGAGGAAACGTACTTGAAGGCAACTTTCCAGTTCAATGGACTGGTGCTAACTACTTAATATAAGAGGATATGATGAATAAGATATTACAAAAAAATCTAAACAAAGTCACTAAAGACACAGCTCTAGTCATTCAGAAAAATTGGAAGACTGGAGCTGAAACAGCTGTTGCAGAAGTCTATTTGGACAAGAGTTTATCTCTTGAACAAAAGATATCTCAAGCATTTATGTTAACCAATAGTATCAATGATGCGTGGTGGAACAATGAAAATGTTGATGCAGTAGAAAAGTCAAGGTCAACAAGTGTTGGTGACAAGGTATTGATTAACAATAAAACATTTGAATATCTTATATCTGGATATAAGGAAATAAAGACTTGACAAATTCACCAGATGTGGTATTATAATAGTATGAGTGATTCGATAACAATAAATGATGAGGTAAATATGATTACAACTAAAAAACAATTAAACGCACAAGCTTGGATGATTTATCAAACTTATCAAGCAGTTGTTGCTGGACAAAGTATGGAAACAATTGAAGAATTAGAAAACCAGTTTGATGCTGTTGCAGAAAAGTTAGGTGTTCCAATGGAAGACCTTTG